CAGTTAATACAATATCACTATTGGGTTTTACAGAACTTAAAGTAAGATTACTATTTACTGTTGCATTTCCTGACAACGTATATGCATCAGAGGTATACAGTCTATTCTCAGAATAAGTTCCAGTAATATTCTGAGTTGCAGTATTTGATAGATAAGCATCCCCTGAGAATTTATCCCCTGTTATTGCATCATCTGCGATTACGTTACTGTTTATTTTAGTTAGTACTGGCATTTTTCCTTATGGTTTCGTTGGCCACGTTATGTCTGAATATTTAGTCTTACTTGATTGGTCACTAGGTAAATCTCTAAGTGATGTTCTGTATGTTTTCCACTTTGCAACATTTGCATCTGATAGTGGAGTATCATTTGCTTGTGTCCAATCTGATTCTGTAAGAAGTTTGTCTCGTTCTTTTCTTATTTCTGTCCATTCATCTGCTAGTATTCTTGCATCCTTTGCAGTATCATCACCTATAAAATGTGATTGTATATAAGTTGCAGCTACATCTTCTCCATCTTCATCTTTATGTGCAGGAACATCTACAATTTCTGAATCTCTTTTGGAAGCATAGTATTTGATGTTGTAAATCCAACCATCTATTGTCAATGTTGAATAATCTGCTAATTGTTTCATTCTTTCTGTTACATTTTCATCTTCACATTCAACAATAGTATATCCTGTTTCTCCAGAATAGTCTGACACACCATCAGTAGTAACAGTTTCTAACCAAGCCCAATACCCAGTTTTAGTTAATCCCTTAACCATTCTTCTACATTGCCACTCTGTTTCGTGAACTGATTGAATAACATTTGATTTATGAGATATAAACATTTTATTTTTTTAACCTTTCAATAGTTAGAAAATGACGACCATCTCCTGACATATTACCACCAGTAGATCCAGTTCTAATATAATCTCCCCTCTTAAATTCTATTACTGCTGTAGGATTTACATGGTCATCACTAGAAGAAACCCTTTCATAAACAAAACTTGTTAAATCACTTGAAGTATTTGGACTTGCATTTTTTGTCATATAAAAATACATTCCTGTACCATGTGTATAAACATGAGCAGAAACTCTATATTCCCCACCCACTAAACATATTATTTGATTATAACCTATTGCCCAATCTTTATTGTGTGCTATTTTATCAGTTTGCCACGCTCCTCTCCATTCATCATACACACAAGGATTAGTTGATCCGTTTCCTTGAGTATATCCAGTATGAACTACTCTGTTTCCTATATAACTCGTATCTCTAGTAACTTCATCCCAGCTTTTTCCATCGGAAGTAACCACTAGATTAGTCTGTTCCATGTTTCTATCGCCTCCTATAAGCTCATGTAGGAAAGGCGTTTCAAAAGGCTGGTAGTGGTGTGAAGTGTGGATGGGAGTTGCTATATCTACCTCTGCCAAATTCCAATGTGTATCAGAATCTTGGAATCGTACTTTATGTAAACCTACTGTTGTGTCAGTAGTTAAATGCCCAAAAGTTCCCCAACTTGTAGAATTATCCTGTGTAGAACCTGACCCATGAGGTTTGTGTACACCATCCAAATAAATGTCATGTCTAGTTTGATTTTGATATGTCAAAGAACAAAAATTAGTACAGAAAGTAGGTATTTGTGCATATAAAAGTTCCCCTCCTGCTACTGTTCCAGCATTCATAGCATGACCATGATGATCTGAGTGAAAATGTGCAAATGATAAACTATTACTTCCGTTATCTTCAAAGAAAAAATCTCTAGAAGGACTTAATCTCCTACACCCTTTAGAAACGAGTGCATGAGTACCATCTACAGCACTAATTGGTACAAAATCTGCCATCAGCATATAATCTGCTAAAATACAGGCGTCCTCTGGTACTGGAGGCATCTTAGGTTGATAAATAGTAAATTCATGAAACGCCCAATCACCATCATCAGCACTTACAGTTTGAACGTGAATGCCATCTACATAAATCTTATAATCTGAACGATTAAATTTTACAACGTGAGAGCCGTAAGGGAGATTTTGTGCTAGTTGATAATTACTAACTGCACCAGATTGAATGACATTCTTCCACGCAATACCAGTTCCTATAAATGTAAAATATAATACCATAGAAGTTGTAGCTGCAATCAAACATTTTGTATTTGCTTTAGTACCAGATGTATTTGTATTTACTGCATCTTTAACAGTTAAACTCGTTAATCCATCATCCATACAAAATGCAATATCATCTGTACTCCAAAGCAAACTTGAATCTGCAAAGGGAGCTGTTGTTCCAGCATTGGCCGCCCCATTACCAAACTCTCTATTATGGAATACTTTTGCTACTTCAGCTAATGAGTGTTCAACTGCATCATCACTAAAGTTTATTGTGTGTGTATTTGTTGCACTTGCAGTAGTAATTTCATTATCATCATCAAGGTCAAGGTTTTGTGCATTTGCTGGCATCATAGTTACAGAAGTTTTTATAGTGCCAGAACTATCTACCCACTTGACTACTCTACCGCCATTGAAAGGCCTTATATGATTAGAACTACTTATTGCCCAAGGCGCACCCCATGTAGTTCCTGTTCCTAATCCTAATGAGGTTGCAGTATCTACATTTGCTGAATGTAAGGTTGTACCATTAGAGAATCCATTAAACGGATCATAATGTGGTGTTCCTGAGACTGTAAACTTCTTACCATAAGAAACTACATTCTGTGAGGGTATCTGGATTTTGGATTTGTTTGCTGTTGATGTCGTGTCTTGGGCAATTAGTTCAATACCATATATGCCTATATCATTTGTGTCATTTATTAATTTTAGAGTATGAATGCCAGGAGTTGTTAGTGCAGAATTAAACGTAATATTCTGAACTGCTGCTGAATCTACATATCTACTTTCCAAAGGTGAATTTACAGAAGGTTGAGTTGTGTTAGTTCCAGCAGAACCTCCATCAATATATGGAGCAAATCTTCGTGTTCCTCCTGCCTGTCCTTGAGCGATTAAATTTACACTATTGAAATACCCTACAATTTCAACATAAACTTTATCACTACCAACATTAGCACAGTTTATATAATTTCCATTAGCACCATTTTGAAATGTTGGAGATCCTCCATAGATTTTTATCCATTCTCTACCATCTATTGAATAAACATCTGTGCCTTGAGTAGCAGTTTCTTGTTCCAGTATTTGTATTGTCTTAAACTTATGCCTCTGACTACCAAAATGAGCACCAATTCTAGGGTCTTTAATAGGCTTGCTTCCTTTGATGTCTGTGTAGTAATATTTTCGGCCATCAGATTGTGCAGTTCCGTATGCACCAGAATGTCCACCCGCGTCTGAATGCATTAAAAAGGAAACATTAGATGCTGTTGAATTTGCAGCTATTCCAGTTCCCGCACTCCATGTAGTTGTTAATGCAGATGTTGGTGCAGTAAAGTTAGCAGTATATACAGCTAAACCTTTTGTAATTCTAATGTCATCTATATAACCTATAAATGGGTGGCTTGTTGCATATTGACCAATTCTTATATTATCTGGATCAAGAGAATTTCCCGAACTTGCTCTGGTTGCTTCCAATGTACCATCAACATAAATTTTTAAATCTGTTCCTTCTCTAACTATTGCACAATGATGCCAATCACTATCCCCTATATCAGTTGTGCCTGAAGTATGTGCATCATATGTATCTGAATAAAAGGTTAATTTTGGTGCAGTTGCAGAAGCCCCAATATTAACTCTTACATCATGATTTGCTGAATGAATTAATGTTGTATAAGCAGCAAGCTGATCTCCCATATTAACAAAAAATTCAATAGTAAAATTTCCTGTGCCGAATGTAAAATCTGCATGGTCTGTAATTTCTAAATAATGACCAGCAACTCCATCAAAATATAATGATGTTGACCCAAATTTTTTCTCACCAGCCGTATGTGAAACTTTCGTTCCTACTTGTGTAATAGTTTTAGGAGTAGCAGAAGAATCTGTAAATGTAAATCCAGTATGGCCATCAATAAGACCTCTCCAAGCAGGATAAATAGTGCCAGGTTGAATGTGAGGTTTTGATGGAGTTTGAATTGCACTACCATCTGTAACATCTGCATTAAGTTTTGCTTCAGTTATAGAAGTAGCTGCAATCGCAGCGGTGTCTACTGCATTATCTGCAAGTTCAGAAGCACCGACTGCATTAGCTGCAATATCTCCTGCCTCTAGGGTATCACCCGACATTCCTCTAGTTGTTATTTTTGAAAAAGCCATAGTTGTTTTTTACTTATATTTATCCCATT